CCGTATCGGTCGCGAGCAGACTGCGAACCGTGTTCGTCGCCGTATCGGCCAAGCACAGGTCGCCCGGTCGCAGAATCGGGTTCGTGGCGTTGTTCACGGCCGGTTCGATCGACGCCGGGTGGGTGCGACTCACGTCACCGGGAAAACCCGCACCCATGCGGTAAGTGAAAGCAATGTCGGTCACGCGGTGGCGACCGACCGAGACCCGGCCAGCCTTCGCGGAACCGAAGATCGCAGCAAAAATCTTCTTCAGTTTCATGTGATTACTCCTTGAAAGGGCCGGGGGTTACATCCACTGCCGCGCAGCGTTGGCAGCGTTCAGATCAGCGATGGTACGAATTCCCTTCACGGGCTTCGCGGAATCGTTGTCCTGACCGCCGACCTGACGATACGACGCATTGTTGATCTGTCGCTGATGCGCGGCGACAGCGTTGAAAAGGATGCGGGCGTCACGCACGCTGATCCGCTTCGGATCGAACGGCTTGCCGCCGAGCGAATCGCGAATGAACTGGCCGGACGGACCGTTCGCGGCCACGCTCAGGGCTTCGACGCGAACGTTGTGCAGGGCAGCCACGGTAGCCTTCGGCGCGGCGGCAGCGTCGAACGTGCGCGAGGTGCGACCCGGAGCGACGATTTCGGCCGCCGCGGTGACGGAACGGAACGAGTCGGCGAAACGCGCCGAATCCTTCATCATCTTCACGTCGGCGTCATCGACGCCCATTTCGCCCGCCATGTCGTCGTCGGTCATTTCCGGCATCGCGTCGAGCATCTCCTTCTCGCCCTTTTCGCCTTCCTCCAGCTTGGCGATCCGCTCGACCATCGAATCCATCGACGACTTGATTTCGGACATGGTATCCATGACCGGCTTCATCATCGCGTCCATGAGCTTCTTGATCTTCGGGTCTTCGCCTTCAGCGGCCTCATCGACCGTGCTCGGGCCAGTGGCAACCGTGCCCGGATTGGAGCCGAGATGAATGTGCACGGCCGAAGCCGGTTCACTCAGTTCGCCGATCGAATCCTTGGCTTCGGCTTCGATCGCTTCGACTTCGGCAGCATCCTTCGCCTTGAAAGCGCGGCGCAGAAAATCGCCGATCGTGGTCTTCTTGCTCATTCCGGGTCTCTCCTTTGAATTCGGGGCGGCGGTGTCGCCGATGGAACAACGAGGGCCGCATCGCGCCCGGTCCACGAGTGCGACATGGTTGCCGATAATATCGAACTGGCGACCCGTTCCCGGACCAGTCTGTTCGTAATCAGCTTCGTATCCGCACGATACTTCGACCTTGCCGCTGTTGACAAGTCGGATGCCGTTTGCATCGGTGATCAGCAGATCGGCAATCAGCATGCCGTCGTCGCCACGTCGCGGATCGATCACGGTTCCGATCGCCAGCGATTTCCAATTTTCCGGGGTCACGTCTTCAGCGGGGTGGTCATTCGTGACCGGCTTACCGTTGAACGACAGCAACGTCTCTGAGCGGAAAACTTCGTCAGCGTCCCGCGAAATCAGCACGAAACCCTCGGGACCGATTTCGATCGGGGTTTCGCCGGGACCGTATTTCTGACTGCCGGTGCGAGCGATCGGCACGTCGTAGCAAACAAGAAAACCCTCGGGCGTCAGTGCGCGTCGAGGGCCGATCTGTTCGGTGACGAAGAACTTTGCTCGTGCCATGCGTAAAGCATACGGCACGGAATATCACTATCGCAAATTTTTCGGATACAACGGTTGCGCCGTGCAGCGGCAGTTCGGAAAACGACCCGGATGATGCCGCGTACCGTCGAGTTCTGCGACGGGCGGATCGTCCCACGAAAAGACCCGACCGTTGAGTTTCTGATGCGTCTCGCGGACGGACGGATCGTTGATCGTTCGCCATATGTACTGCGTCGAACCAGCGCTGCGGGCACGCGCTTCGGTCAGCGTGGCAAACGCCCGCGACGTTTCGGTACGCGCGATCAGTCGCGCCCGAGCACGTGTCGACCCTGCCGCCTCCTGAATCGCGGTGATCACCTCTTTGCGCGTCGCACCCGCAAATGCCGACTCGCTGGCGATCTTCTGTACCCGTTCAGCTACTTCACGCGGCAACGATGCGATCAGTTCGACCTGTTCCTGCATCAACTGGCGGTACAGGACGCCGCTCGGTTGTTCGCGCAGTTCGCGCCGAAGCCCCGCGTACATGCGCGTCGATTGCAGTTTCTCCGAGGCCGTCTCGACCTCGCGCAGCGACACGTTCCGCTCGCGCTGTTCGATTTCGCCGACCATGCGCGCGGCGATCCGATGCGCCCACGGACGCAAGGTTTCGGAATACCGGCGCAAGGTTTCGACCAGCGCGTCAGCGTCAGCAGGTTCGGTTCCGGCCGCAAGCGCTTGAATGTGTCGAACGAGTTTCATCAGTTGGCGATAGTACCAACGCTCGGAAATCACCGTCTGTCGCTGCCGCTGGTCTTTCATATCCCCACCCTTCGTGCCGCCCCGTGAACGTGAACCTCGATTCGAGTTTCGCGATCACGGTTCAGATATCGATACCACCGTGCGCCGTCATAGCCGATTGCGCGACGCTTGAAGCGAACCATACCGCCGCGCGGCAATCGCACCGTGACGTGATCTTCAGTCATACGGGCAGGGCACGTCTCCCGAGCGTACCCGACCCATCCGTGCTGCGACGTGCGCGTCTGCCATACGCACGTCGCTTCCGTGGGCTTGCCGATGCTCACGCGCCGCTCAGCGCCAGCCCGAGCCAAATCACCAGAACCCACAGAGCCATCAGCAACGCTGCCGCGATACGGTCGCGACGGTCACGCTGGCGTCGGGTAAGCGCGATTCGGTGCAAATCGCGATCGCAGTAGACCTTCACGCTGGCACCTGCGCGAACGTGACGCGCCGATTGTTGTCGCCCATGAAATCGGCGTCGGCAGGACTCATGATGATGATCACGCTGCGACCACCGTTCTCCGTAAGAAGCGTTTTCAGGGCTTCCATTTCGCTGCGAAACTGGGGCTTGAAACTCGGAATCAGGATCACGGGTTCCGAATCAACCGGAACCGCTCGTGCCGACGAATACCAGCCACATTCGGCATCCATGACGATTTGCTGTGCCATCCACGAACGTCCTTGCCCCGGCTCACCGACCAGCGCGAGGCATCGCCCCGGCTCCGGAATCGGCGGAACTTCCGGAGCATTGATTGCCGAAACGTAGATAAAAAGTCCTGCCAGTGCCAGCAAGATCGTGAACGCAATCGCCATTGTGTACCCTCTTCAGTTGTTGAAGCCACAGACTAACAAGTCTGTCAAACCTGAACAATACCGCTCGTCGGAGTTTCGGGCATCAACAGTTCAGGGGGCTGCGGCGGACCTTCGTCGTCAGCTTCCGTGATCATTTCGTCCGTGATCGTCGTCATGCGCCCGCTGATCTGCGACAGCGACTTCAGTTCGCGCAACGCCGTGCCGCGACCGATCACGCCGTCCGTAAACAACGACCGAACGTTCGTGCCGTCCTTCGACGCAATTTCCGCCTTCTGTTCCTCGGTCATCTGCCAGAGCGGGTTGAACGCGATCGACACGTCATCATCAAGCCCCAACGACCGAGCGAGCGCGGTGTAAATGCGCGTCACGGAAGGGTGCAACTGTTCCTCCTGCCGATGCTTGATGCCGTCGTAATACGTCCGCATGTCAGATTCGCCGGACGCAGACAAGCCTGCCGGGGACTGACCGAACAGACGAACAAGCGGCACCTGAAGCGCACCGGCAAGCTGCTGACCGAACTGCAGCAGTACGTCGGACAGCCCTGAGAATCCCGGAGGCGGCAAGTTTTCGTATGCGTCGTCCGCGTCGATCACATTGATGCCTTCGACAGACTGGAACCGGCGCATCATCGACACGTAGACGCTCACGCCCGCCGCCGCGGGACCGTTTTCGCCGACCATCTGTTTGTAACCCTTGATCTTCAGGGTTCGGATGTAGGACTTGTAAACCAACTGCGCCGCGCCGGTCGTCGACGAATCGAACGCGACCATGCGATCGTAAAGCCGCTCGATGACGGAGATGCCCCATCCGTTCTCTTGCTGGCGCTGCTGCCACGGTAATTCGACGCCTACTAGTCGCAGCACTCGCGTGTAGTGGATCACCTTGCCCGCGAGCGCAGGTGCGCCCGACGACACGGTGTAGTACGCCGGGTTTCCCAACTCCGGACCGAGTTCGGTCACCGTCTCGCGATAATCCGGATCAACCTGCCAGCGGTCGAGGGGGAGTAGTCCGCGAAACTGACCCTTGCCGACCGTTTCGACATTCAGCGGCGTGCGGGGGTCTTGACCTTCGATCAGAATCACCGCAATCGCCCCACCGTACAGGCGCGACCACTTGATCGTCTCGTTGATCTTTTTCCACACCCCAAGCCGAGTCGCCTCGTTGCGAATACGTTCCGCTTCGCTCGGCTCGCTCAGGCCCATCAGCGTGACACCCGCACGGGTCATGTCGTCGGCGATCACGTCGACCGCGACGCCGCCGACCCATGACCCGCGATGAATCCACTCAAGCAGCGTCCGATTTCGGGTGATCGGGTTGAAGCCGTAGGTACTCGACGACGTGATGTTGTCGGTGCCGAGGCCCATGTTCGCCGCGAAATTCTGGAACGAGTCGAGCGCCTCGCGCTTTGCTGCCGACGCGGCGCGACGGGCGTTGCGTGACATACGGGTCATGGGTACGGCCTCAGACGGAACTGACCGATAGGTTACGTCAGATCACGACCCCGTGCTACCAACACGGGGAGACCACTTCAACGGCTTGGATGCGAGCGCCGATCCACCGCATCACCGGCACCGCCATTGAGTTCCCCAGCGCCTTGTATCGCGGGCCGTCCGCGGCAGGCTTGCCGCGTACTTGGATCAGGGTGTAGCCGTCCGGAAACCCTTGGAGTCTTTCGCACTCGGTATGCGTCAATCGGCGAACTGCGCTGACTTGATCGCCGGTTTCGTAGCAGCCGTGATTCCCGGTTGTGCGATACCCCACCGGCAAGAAATGCCCCGCGTCGACTTCCGGCGCGCCCAACGAGTTGACGCCTCGTGCGGTCAATGTGCCAACGATATTTCCCTGCCCGTTCGCTACGTTCGGTCCGCTGTGGCTTGCAGAGCTAACGCCAAGGCAGTTGGCAACACTTTCCCCCGCTTTTCGGCGCGGCGCAGGATGCCCTTGCAAGCTGTGGCGCTCAAAAAGTACCGCAGCGGCACTTCGCCAGTCTCCAAGACATCCGACAACGAACACGCGTCGGCGTCGCTGGGGAACTCCGAAGTATTGAGCGTCCAGCACTCGGTAGGCGAACCCATACCCGAGTTGGACCAACACTCCGAGGAAGGAGCCAAAATCCCGTCCTCCGTTGCTGGACAGAACACCGGGGACGTTTTCCCAGACGATCCACTTCGGTCGATACTTGTCGGCGATTCCGAGGAACGTAAGGCAGAGATTGCCGCGAGGATCGGCGAGTCCTTTGCGCAGCCCAGCGACGCTGAAGGACTGGCATGGTGTGCCGCCGACAAGAAGCTCCACTCGATCATGCTGCCACTCCTGAAACTTGGTCATGTCCCCAAGGTTAGGAACGTGTGGGTAGTGATGCGCGAGGACGGCGCTTGGGAACGGCGAAATCTCGCTGAAGGCAACGGGCGTCCAGCCGAGCGGGTGCCACGCCACGGTGGCGGCTTCAATGCCGCTGCATACGCTAAGATACCTCACGACCCCGTGCTACCGAAGCCGCCAGCGCCGCGCGCCGTGGTGCTCAGTGCGCCGACCTCCGTGAACGTGACGCGCGGGATCGGAACGACGAGCGCCTGCGCGATCCGGTCGCCGGGTCTGACGGAAAGAAACGACCCCACGTCGTCGTCACAACGCAACTTGACGATCACTTCGCCGCGATAGTCCGAGTCGATCACACCGACGCAGTTTGCGAGGCGCGTTCCGTATTTGAAGCCGTGGCCGCTGCGACTGAACACGAGCATGACGTGACCTTCCGGAATCTCGAACGCAAGGCCGGTCGCGAAAGTGACGGGCAGTTCGGGAATGACCGCATCCTCGAAAAGGCCGTCGTTTAGGGCGTACAGGTCGAAACAGCCCGATCCGTCCGTGGCGTAGGTCGGCAGGGTGGCGGACGGGTGCAACTTTCGGACGTTGATGTTCATCAGTCGTTCACCTTCAGCATGTTGTTGGGCGTGTAATGCACGCAACCGAAAAGCGGGCCGACACGCGGCTGATTCAGGACTACTTGGGGCACCGGAACATCCAGCACACGGTGCAATACACCGCGACCAATCCGGCCCGGTTTGAAAAGCTGTGGCGCTGACGGCCACGGCCTTTCAGGGTTTCAAGATCAACAGCTCGCGGATGACCTCATGGTGGGCGTTCTTCATCGGCACCGGCTCAATGCGGAAGCCGTGACGCTCAGCCATCGAGCGCACTTCGGGCGCGTCGTCATAGGTCAGCATCACTGAACCACGCACCGAGGCCATGAGCGCGAACAGCCCTTCATGGTCGATTTCGTTGTGGGTGTAGAGCCGTGCCCCGGCCTTCTTGCCGCCTGCGGTGTACGGCGGATCAACGAAGAAGAACGCATTGGCATCATCGGCGTAGCGTCGCACCACCTCGAAGGCGTCGGCCTGCTCGAAGGTGATCCGATCACGCATGGCCCGCAAGGCTTCGATGCGACGGGCCAGCGTTTCGGGATACCAGCGGGAATTGAGGCCGCGCCCGGCCTCTCCGGTCTTAACGAGGCCAGCGCCTGCGGCCATGATGCCGCCGCGCTGCATCCGGTTTTTGACGATGGTTCGGAAGGCCCGGCCGCGAATGCTCTTGGGGTTGCCGTCGAGGATCGACCGGACGTTTTCAAGGTTCACATCGAAGTCGATGATCTGCTTGCAAAGCCACTTCACGTCAGCAGGCTTGCCGTGGAAGATGGTTTGCCAGACAGCGGCCACATCGTCGTCCAGTTCGCCCAAAAAGACGTGTTCGGCCAGGCCCTCAGCGGCGGCCGACAGGCCCGCCATTGCTCCACCCGCGAAGGGTTCCACAAACACCGAGGGTGTGATCTTGAATGCCGTCAGCCACTTGCGCACCTCTGGGACAAGCCACGTCTTGCCGCCCGGATAGCGGAACGGACTGAGCTGGCGAACCTGCGTAACGTTCGTCGGGGCTTTCTTGTCGTGGAGTTGTTCGACCAGTGAGGCCAGCGCTTGCGCTTTGTCGGGGGCAACGAAGTGATGCCGCAGCCCTTCAAGGGCCGGTTCGCATTCGCTGTGAACCAGTACCGTGGCGTAGGTCGGCAGGGTGGCGGACGGGTGCAACTTTCGGACGTTGATGTTCATGCCCGCCCCCGCGCCGAAGCGACGATCTGCCGAATCGTGTCGATTTCCGAATCGGTCAGTTCATTCATGTTCCGCGTCCACGCGAAAAACGAATGAAAATCGCGCATCAGATTCGCGCGGGCATCAACCTTGTCCTGTTCGGCCAAAGCAACGTCATGACGGGGTTCCCACGGTTCAACAAAACGATAATCGCTGCCGACCATCCGTCCGTCCTTTTTTCGATACTTACGTTCTCGGTCGCTCATGAATTGCGTTTTCGTCACGCGGGCGACAGTGATCTTGATAACGCGCGGTTTAAACGAACTATCGCTGGTAGCGAACACGTCGCCGACCTTCACGTCTGCGTATTTCATTGCACTGCCACCTTGATCAGATTGACCGCTTCGGTCGTACCCGGCGAAACCGCGATGTACCGCTCTTGCGTGATCGCGATCCCAGCGCGGCTCGCGGTGACGCCGATGCGGCCCATGCGTTGTGCGACGGTCAGTTCGCCGCATTCGATGAGCATCGATTCGCCGCCGGAAAGCATCGCCAGCTTGGAATGCAAACTGCCGATACGCGGGCCGGTCATCGGGCGACTCCGGTGGACTGGTCGATCGTGGGGGTCGTCATACTCAATCTCCTTCAGCGGGTAGGTGCGGCAACCTTACCGCTGACTTACCCGTCTGTCAACTATCCGCGACTGGCGATCTTCCGCCAGATTTCGAGCGGGTCCGGATTCGGGAGATACGTGAGTGCCAGCGAGTCGGCGTGGTCGGGCGACGACAAGCCTCGCTCGCGCATCGCTTTCTTCGACTCGATCACGATCTTGCCCTTGTCGTTCCGGTGATACTTCGGCAACGAAATCTGCGACACGAGCGCTTGCGTGTCCGGGCCGGAATCGATCGGCGGCAGCAACGCGCAATCGCCGATCGGATGCGCCTGCCCGCCCTCCTGACCGGTCATCAGCATCAGCAACTCGTGCGACGCCTTGAACCGCGAGCGCATGGTCCACCACAGTTCGGCGCGCAGGTTCGCGAACTTCTGATCGCTCGTCTGCCCGTCCGGCCACTCCACGTCGCTCGGATTCTCACCCGTGTTCACCGGTATCGTGTTGATGCCATGCCGCGTCGCGTGGCGCAACGCCGACTGCACGCCCGCACCGACGCCCGGACTGTCGTAGGTCAGAATTTTGACCGTCGAGAAAAACCCCTTGTCGCGCGGGATCGAGATTTTCGCCGCTTCGTCCAGCGCGCGATGCGCCGTTTCAATCGTGTCGGGATTCCCCCACGCGATCGGCGGCAAGATCATCGGCCCGAAACGCGCGACGAACACGGATTTACCCGAGCCGCCCGCACCCACGTCGAGACCGGCGATCCCGTTGCCCTTCGGCGTGTAGGGGTACATCTTCGCGAGTTCCATCGCGGACTTGACCCACTTCGTCGGGATGCAAATCCCTTCGACCGACGC